TGGCTATTTCACGCGCACAACTGCTCAAAGAATTACTCCCTGGCTTGAACGCTTTGTTCGGTCTTGAGTACGCTAAATACGGCGAAGAGCATAAAGAAATCTACGAAACAGAGACATCTGAGCGTAGCTTTGAAGAAGAGACAAAGCTGTCTGGCTTTGCTGCTGCACCAGTCAAGAACGAGGGCTCAGCCATCGCTTATGATAATGCACAGGAAGCATGGACTGCACGTTACACCCACGAAACCATTGCGATGGGCTTCTCCATCACAGAGGAAGCTGTGGAAGATAACTTGTACGACAGCCTGTCTTCACGTTATACCAAGGCTTTGGCCCGCGGTATGGCTTACACCAAGCAGGTCAAGGCTGCTGCAATCTTGAACAACGGCTTTGCCGGTGGCCCCACTTATGGTGACGGTCAAGTTTTGTTCTCGACAGCACACCCATTGGTTTCTGGTGGTACTAACAGTAACACTCCATCTACCGCTTCTGACTTGAACGAAACATCGTTGGAAAACGCTGTTATTCAAATCGCTGCTTGGACAGATGAGCGTAGCTTGCTGATCGCTGCAAAGCCACGTAAGTTGATTGTTCCTCCTTCTTTGATGTTCGTTGCTACTCGTTTGTTGGAAACCGAACTCCGTGTTTCTACAGCCGACAATGACATCAACGCATTGAAGAACAACGGCTCAATCCCTGAAGGCTACACCGTTAACCACTATCTGACAGACACCAATGCTTGGTTCCTGTGTACAGATGTGCCTAACGGCTTGAAGCACTTTGTGCGTACCCCCATGTCTACAGGCATGGACGGTGACTTTGACACAGGTAACGTTCGTTACAAAGCTCGTGAGCGTTACAGCTTCGGCGTGTCAGATCCTTTGGGCGTGTTCGGTTCACCCGGCGCTTAATAGGCATCAAAAAAAAGGGGAGCTTCGGCTCCCTTTTTTGTTGCATTGTTTTTATTGAAGTGGTATAAACATATTAATCCGGGCTTATCCGGTGTTCTGACAGTCCCGGCTGACGACATGCAGACAGAACACCCCAACTTGCATGTAAGGAATACATCATGGCACGTACTACGTTTCAAGGCCCAGTTCGTTCATTGGGCGGCATTTATCAACAAGGCCCAGCGACTGTTGTTGACATCACAACAAGCACCACATTAAGCCCCGAAGCTCATGGCGGTCGTATCATCGCTGTTGGCGGCTCTTTGGCAGCAGCAGTCACTTTGACTTTGCCAGCAATCAACGTTTCAGCAAACTCTGTTACGTCTGGCCCCGGTCAAGACCCAAGCACAGCCAACAACGAAGGTGTTGTTTACACGATCTGGGTTCCTACTACCATCTCTACAAGCTCGTTGAAGATTGGTACTAACGGCACTGACAAATATGTTGGTTCAATTACCATGAACGACGTTGACTCAGACGGCGCAGCATTGGTTGGTTTCTTTGCCGCCGCTGCTAATGACTTTATTAACTTGAACGGCACTACCACTGGCGGTGTTGCAGGTTCATGGATTCAGATCGTTGCAATTGCAGCTAACAAGTACATGGTTAACGGAACAGTCCTTGGCACTGGTACTGTTGCCACACCATTTGCTAACTCCTAATCAACCCAAGGGGCTTCGGCCCCGTTTTTAAAGGAGATTGATTATGATGCAAACAGACGTTAAATCGGGCCACCTTAACAACTCAGGTTTTGTTGTTTTGGGGCGAAATAGGCTCAAAGCTGTCTCTATGGTTGGTACAGCTACGGCTGGAACACTAGACATCTTTGATACCACTACAGCACCTGTTTCTGCCACGTATTCAAGAACTGCTGCGGTTATTACCGTTACCAAGGTAGCTCACGGTTTGGTTACTGGCAACGTAGTTGGATTGACTTTTGCAACAGCAAGCGGGTCATCTGGCACAAATGGTAATTACACAATTACACGCACAGGCGCAGACACTTTTACAGTTACAGACATTAACTCTGGAACTATAGCTGGTGGTACTGCGGCAGCATACGCATCTTTGTGGCTTGCTAGTTACGATACTGGTGCGTCTGACTTGTTTGGTAATTTTGCTTTAATTCCCGGAGAAGGTATTTTGGCAAAAAATGGTATCTATTTGAGCATGAGTAACTTACTTTCTGCGAACATTTACTATGGCTAAGAGTCCAGCATGGCAGAGGAAAGAGGGCAAATCCGAGAAGGGTGGCTTAAACGCCAAGGGTCGGGCCTCCGCGAAAGCGCAAGGTATGAACTTGAAACCTCCCCAGCCGGAAGGCGGCTCACGGCGCGACTCCTTTTGTGCAAGGATGAGTGGCATGAAGAAGAAGCTAACCTCTGCCAAAACAGCCAACGATCCGGATTCACGGATCAATAAAGCATTGAGGGCTTGGAATTGTTAGATCTAAACACCGCTTGGTCTGCCGTCCTGTCTTTAGTGATTGGATTGCTAGGCTATATGATGAATGAAAAGTTCAGGGAGCTGGCTCGTATCAGTATTCTGTTGAACAAAACACGCGAGGAGGTTGCCCGTGATAACGTTACTCAAGCAGAAATTGACAAAATTACTAACCACATTGACCAACGCTTTAACAAACTTGAAGCAAAAATTGACCAGCTTCTTTCAGCGGGGAAATGATGCCGAGCACAAGTAAGAAGCAACACAATTTCATGGCCGCGATTGCAAATTCGCCATCGTTTGCTAAGAAAGCTGGGGTGCCCATGTCAGTGGGTAAAGACTTTGTAACTGCCGATAAAGGCAAAACTTTTAAACAAGGTGGCGATATGAAAAAGATGAACATGGGTGGATATGCAGACGGCGGTATGCCAATGGTTATGAAAGATGAAAAAAAAGTTCCGTCTTTTGCCGCTGACGGCGTAGGCAAAATGGCTAAAGGTGGCATGGCCCACAAAGATGTCAAGATGGATAAGAAGATGATGCAGAAGGCCGTGAACAAACACGAAGGCCGTTTGCACAAAGGCGAATCCATGACCAAGCTGGCTAAAGGTGGCGTGGCCCCATCCAAAATGGGTTCAGTTAAAACATCTTCTAGCCGAGATGGTATTGCTACTAAAGGCAAGACCAAAGGCAAGATGATTAAGATGAACATGGGCGGCATGCCCTGCTAAGGAATTATTATGCCAATGACACCAGCAGCTGCAAAGCAATACAAGCCTCGTCGCACACCAGGTTCTGCAGATGATGTGATTTACCCAGAAACACGCGCAAAAATGGAAGAAGCTAAGCGCGATGTGGAAGATGAAAAAGCCCGTGCAAAAATTAAAGCTATGGGCTACGCTGGCGGCGGTAAAGTTTCTTCAGCTTCCAAGCGTGCTGATGGTTGTGCTACCAAGGGTAAAACCAAAGGCTCAATGATCACCATGTACGGCGGCGGGAAGTGCTGATATGGCAGCCTCAAAAACTTCAGTAGTTAAGTCTTTAAAAAAAGCTGGATTTTATGAGGCGGCAAAGCCTAAACGTCTGAGCATTATTAATAAAGTTACAACCAAACCTCAACGGATCGAGATGGTTGATAAATTATTTTTAGCAAAGAAAAAAAGTAAAGGTACTACAAAATGATAGCTTGCCGCGGTATGGGAGCCATTTCTCCCAGCAAAATGCCCAAGGGTGCAAAGAAAGAGCGCCGGGACGATACGGACTTTACGCAATATGCTGAAGGCGGTCCTGCTGGCTTGTATGCCAACATTAACGCCAAGAGAAAACGTATAGCTGCCGGCTCCAAAGAAAAGATGCGTAAGCCTGGTTCCAAAGGCGCGCCTACTGCCGAGGCTTTTGTTCAATCTGCAAAGACTGCGAGGAAATAATGCACGCAACAAATTGTTTAGAACATCAAGATGGACCCTGCACCTGCGGCTTAGAAGAAGTATTGCAAGATGAAGCTGCGGAAATTGCAGCTGAAGAATGCATGGATGAGGTATAAGCATGACCACTACCGGCACCACGCTTTTCAATATGGACTTCACGGAAATCGCTGAAGAGGCATGGGAGCGCGCGGGCCGGGAGATGCGGTCGGGTTATGACTTGCGTACAGCACGTAGGTCTATGAATCTAATGACGATTGAATGGCAGTCTCGAGGCATCAACATGTGGACTATGGAGCAGGGCATCATTAACTTGACGCCTGGTCTAGCTACATATGCTTTGCCTACAGATACAATTGATTTGTTAGAACATGTAATCCGCACGGGTTCAAACACTGCTTCTACCCAGGCTGATTTGACTATTACACGTATTAGTGTTTCTACCTATGCAACGATACCAAACAAGTTACAACAGGCGCGACCGATTCAGGTATGGATCCAGCGGTTATCTGGTGAGACAAATCCTACAAACTCTGTGCTTGATGGTGCGCTCACCTCAACGGCCACCACGATCACGCTTAACTCGGTGGTTGGATTAGCCAATGCTGGCTTTATCCGTTTGGATAGCGAAGATATTTATTACACATACGTCACTGGCAACACGCTGGGCGGTGTATTCCGTGGCCAGAACAACACAACTGCCGCATCCCACACAGATGGTACGGCGGTGTTTGTGCCCCAACTTCCAGCTGTGACCGTATGGCCCACGCCTGATAACAGCACCCCTTACCAATTTGTGTATTGGCGCCTACGCCGCGTTCAAGATGCCGGTGCTGGTGTCAACACTGCCGACATGAATTTCCGCTTCCTACCTTGTTTGGTGGCTGGCCTGGCGTATCACATTGCCATTAAAGTACCTGAGCTAATGCCGCGTATTGAAATGCTCAAACAAATTTACAACGAAACGTTTGATATTGCTGCGGGTGAAGATCGAGAAAAAGCTGCGGTCCGGTTTGTTCCGAGACAGATGTTTATAGGTGGCTCCTAATGGGGAATAGGTTTGCATCCGGCAAGATAGCGATTGCTGAATGCGACCGCTGTGGTCAGCAGTTCCGGTTAAAGAAGCTCAAAACGGAAATCATTAAGCAGCGCAAATATGAGCTGTTGGTTTGCCCTGAGTGCTGGGATCCAGACCAGCCGCAGTTAATGTTGGGTACGTTTCCTGTGGATGACCCCCAGGCACTACGCAACCCGCGTAGAGACACAACGTATGTAACGTCGGGCATTAACAGTAATGGTAATTTGTCAGGTGGTTCGCGAGACATTCAATGGGGTTGGGCACCTGTAGGCGGGGCCAGTTTAAATGATGCAGGATTAACGCCAAACTACTTGGTGGCAACGACATTTGTTGGTACAGTAACGATATCTTAAGGAGCTTAGAATGGCATACACAAAATCAGCAGACGGCATTGCTAAAAAGGGCAAGACTGATGTTCAAGTCTTTCCTACCAGCGGTCCTTCCCAAAAAGAAATGATGGGCGGCAAAGGCAAAGGCAAAGGTAAAACCAATGCCGATATGAAGACTATGGGTCGTAACTTGGCAAAGATTGCCAATCAGAAACGAGGTTAATCATGGCTACATTTAGCAAAAAGATGATGGGCAAAGAAGTTGGCGATGCCAAGGTCTATGCTACACCCCACACCATGACTGGTAAAGTTGTTAAAGCTACTGACAACCCCGGCTCTGGCCCTGACCACAGTGATGCAAACACAGTCAACATGTCTGTAGGCAATGTTAATCGTCGCGCACAGCCAGCAGCTAAGACATCTGGCATCAAAATGCGCGGTGCAGGTGCAGCGACTAAAGGTGTAATGTCCAGGGGCCCAATGGCTTAAGGTTTAAATAATGGCAATGACATACGCCCAACTCGTGGCTGCGGTAACTGATTACACGCAGAACACGTTTGACACGACTACGATCAATACAATGATCAAGCAGGCGGAGCAGCGCATCTATAACACGGTGCAGATTGCTAACTTGCGTAAGAACGTGACGGGCGTATTATCAAACGGCAATAAGTACTTGGCTTGTCCAGAGGACTTCCTTTCAACATACAGCCTGGCTATCTACCCGTACAACGCCACAACGGCCACCGGAACTGCCGGTGCTAAGACGATTGTTGTGGCCAGCGCTACAGGTATTGCTGTAGGCCAGCAAGTCACAGGCACAAACATTGGTACTAATGCTATTGTTAGAACGATTAGTGGAACCACAATTACATTAACAGTAGCTAATAGCGGTACAGTCAATGGCGCGGTTGTGTTCCAGGGTGACTATCTGTATCTGCTTAACAAAGATGTTAACTTCATTCGTGAAGCGTACCCATTGAGCGCAGAGCAGTCTGAGCCAAAGCACTATGCAATCTTTGGCCCCCAGTCTGCTAACGTCAATGAGCTGTCGTTTATTCTGGGCCCTACGCCCAATGCCAATTACTACGCTGAGCTGCACTACTACTATTACCCAGAATCTATCGTTACTGCCCTGACCACATGGCTAGGTGATAACTTTGATTCTGCATTGTTATATGGTACTTTGTCTGAGGCAGGTACATACATGAAGAGCGCACCGGAAGACGGTATGTATAAGCTGTACCAGGAGCGTTATGTTGCGGCTATTGCGCTTCTCAAGAACTTGGGTGATGGTAAGCAACGTGCTGACGCTTATCGCGATGGTCAGATCCGGATAGCAGTCCAATGAGCAACATTCTTCAGACCCAAACGACCAGCTTTAAAACAGAGCTTTACACGGGCGTTCATAACTTAGCCACCAATACGCTAAAGATCGCCCTGTACACGGCCAATGCTAATTTGAACGAAGCTACTACTATTTACACGACATCTGGCGAAGTAAGCGGTGGTGGATATGTTGCAGGCGGTGTCACGCTGACTGGCGTAACCATTAGCTCCTCTGGGTATACAGCTTTTGTAGACTTTGCCGATGTGGTGTTTAATGCATCCGTGACGGCTCGTTGTGCTTTGATCTACAACGTTACTCAGGGTAATAAATCAATTGCTGTGTTGGACTTTGGGTCTGACAAAACATCTACCAATTTCACCATCACAATGCCTGCTAACACCGCGACGGCAGCATTGATCCGTTCTTCTAATTAAGGAGCCTCACATGAGCTTGGACAAAATCACCGCTACCGACCAAGTAGCAGCAATCACAAAATACAACACCACGCCTACTGATGAGATGGCTATCCACGGTACATACCATGCTGTTTGCTACAGCATTGATGGCTTTATCAAGTGGGACGAACCTATCCAGAATTTGGTAACGACTGTTGGTAAAAACTTGACCTTGGATACTATCCTTGGCAACTCAGCCGCTGGCGCGGTTGTAATGGGCTTAAAAGGTGTGGGTTCTGCTAACGTAGCTGACACACAAGCTTCCCACGCAGGCTGGTTAGAAGTGGGTGGTACTAACGCTCCCGCTTATTCTGGTAATCGTCCTACACCTTCTTTTAGCGCGGCTTCTGCTTCTAGCAAGGCTACGTCTTCTGCTGTGTCATTTGCTATGACAAGCACTGGTACTGTGGCTGGTTGCTTTATCAACATTGGCGGTAGTGCAACTAAAGATTCAACCACTGGCACATTGTTTTCTGCTGGTGATTTTTCTAGTTCTAAGGCTGTTGTTAACGGTGACACGATTGCGGTAACGTACACATTAACATTGACTTGATATGGCGTTAGCTTGGGGTGACGGCGCATGGGGTGATAACGCATGGGGCGGGGGAGAAACTTTTCCTTTCAGCGTTACGGAAACCGCCCTGATTGCCGACTCTCCAGCCGCTGGGTTATTGATTGATGTAAGTATTACGGAGTCGTTGACTGGTGGCACGGCTTGGGGTCAAGATGCTTGGGGTTCTGATTCGTGGGGTGGTACGGCAGGCATTCAGGATATTCAGACTGTAGTTCTGACAATGAATGTAGCGGTGGATGAATCTGCCGCAATTGCTGAAGCGCAGTCTGTTGTTGCTGGGTTTGTGGGTTCTGTTACTGAGACAATGGCTATTGCTGAAGATAATGCAGCAATTACAAGTTATAACGTCAGTGTGACAGAGACGCAAACTATTACGGATGACGAGGCCGCACAGACAAGTTATACGGAAAGTGTGTCGGATTCGTTAGGAATTGTGGATGTAGAGACAGCAGTTGCTACATTCTTAGGTGATATATCGGAGTCGATTGCAATAGCAGAAGCGCAGGTGGCTGTGCTGATTATGACCATCGTAGAGTCGATGGCTATTGCAGAGGGAACGACTGTAGGAACGTTTTATCAAGAGTTTTTAGATGAATCTGTTGCAATCACAGAGGTTAATAATGGTGGTGCAAACTACCAATTGAGCCAGACGGAAACTATGGCAATAACGGAAATAAACGGTGGGCGATATTTTTGGGAAATTATTGATGACACAGAGGTCGCAAACTGGCAAAATATCAGCAATCCGCAAACACCGGGCTGGGCTGCTGTTGATACAACGGAATCTCCCGGTTGGACAGTAATTTCTACTCAGTAGGAGAATTAAATGGCAAACACATCGCTAATTGGACTAACCCTCCCAGTACAAGGAACTCTATCCGGTAGTTGGGGGAATACGGTTAACAACGCGATCTCCCAGATTATTGATGTTGCGGTAGCTGGCACACAGACAATTACAACTGATGCAGATATTAACTTGGCGGTTACAACAGGTACTGATTCAAGTACAGGTCTAACAGCCAATAGCTCTCAATATGCAGTTCTTCTGTGTACTGGCGCACGTACAGCACTGCGTTTCATTAATACTCCAAAGCAGAGTAAGACCTACGTTGTTATCAACGATACGACAGGTGGTTATGCTGTTACTGTTCGTGGTGGCCCTTCAACTCCTACAACGGGTGTAACGGTAGCTGCTGGTACACGGGCAATCATCGCTTGGAACGGTTCTGACTTTGTGAACGTAGGCGGCGGCTCTGCTGGTGGCTCTAACACACAGGTTCAGTTCAACAGTTCTGGTTCATTTGGTGGTTCTGCTAACCTGACATTTGACGGCACAACGCTGACGGCAAATGATTTAATTGACTCTTCGCTGACAGCCAACAAGCCTGTATTTACAAATGGCACTAAAAACTTGGTGTCTACTGGAACGCTTGGTGTGGATCAAGGCGGTACCGGCCTTACTACTTTGACTGCTAACAATGTCATTCTAGGTAACGGAACATCAACACCAACTTTTGTAGCACCTAGCACAGCAGGTAATGTTTTGACTTCTAATGGCACAACGTGGGCATCAACTGCTCCGGCGGCTTCTGGCGCTACCAAGGGTCAGGCAATTGCTTTCTCAATCGTATTCGGTCTGTAAGGAACTATCATGGCAAATCCAAATATTGTTAACGTCACGACCCTAACGGGCAATACGACGTATTTAACTCCCGGCAATACAACGGCTAACACTCTGTTGTCTAACGCCGCATCTTCTGGTCTGGTCTTTAAGATCAACCAGATTGTGTGTGCTAATGTGAATGGCTCAACTGCTGTAAACGCAACGGTAGCAATTAACTCAGCCGCCGCTGGCGCAGGTACAAACTACCCAATCATCTCTACGATCTCAGTGCCTGCTAGTGCATCTGTGATTGCTGTGGATAAGACTACGGCTGTGTACCTGATGGAGAACTCATCCATTGTGGTGACATCTGGTACATCAAGCGGTATCACTTACACGATCAGCTACGAGTCAATCGCAAGCTGATAGGGGAACAGTATGTCTATAAGACAAATGTTTCCGGGGAGTATTGTTAAGCCGGGGTTCAACCCTCTTGCGGTTCAGACACCTTTGTACAACCTTTTTGCTTGGGGTGCAGGTGGCAATGGAAAGTTAGGCTTAGGCAACACCACGAGCTATAACAGTCCAGTACAAGTTGGAGCGTTGACTAATTGGAGCATTATTGATAGCGGCCCAAATTCAAATAATTCACTAGCCATCAAAACAGATGGGACGCTATGGGGCTGGGGTCTTAACAATTATGGACAATTAGGTTTAGGTAATTTAACCGCTTACTCAAGCCCAAAACAAGTTGGCGCATTAAGTGCATGGTCAAAATTAGCTGTAGGTAATTCATTTACTCTTTCTATAAAAACTGACGGAACATTGTGGAGTTGGGGCCGAAATGATTATGGTCAGTTAGGTTACGGTGGTGCAAATAGATCAAGTCCAGTACAAGTTGGCGCTTTAACAAATTGGCTACAAGTTTCTGCTGGCTACTATCATTCTGCCGCAATCAAAACCGATGGAACAATTTGGTCGTGGGGAGATGGTACTTACGGTCAATTAGGACTTGGAAATACAACAACTTATGGTAGTCCCAAACAAATTGGAGCGTTGACTAATTGGAGCGCAATTTCTTGCGGAACTCTTTTTAATGTTGCTGTCAAAACTGATGGAACTATTTGGTCTTGGGGATATAATGTATCGGGAAGACTTGGTCTTGGCAATACAACCAATTATTCTTCACCAAAGCAAATTGGCGCATTAACGAATTGGTCACAACCATATAGCGGCGACGGTGCATCTACAAGCATTAAAACCGATGGAACATTGTGGTCTTGGGGGTACAACGGCAATGGAACTGTTGGTGATGGGACAACAATTACTAGATCATCTCCAGTTCAAATTGGGTCTTCTACTACATGGACATCAAGCAATGGTGGTAATGATTGTGCATACGGCATAAGTGCTGGACAACTATATGCTTGGGGCCAAAATGGAGCAGGTAATTTAGGAACTGGTAATACAGTTAATTATTCATCTCCAAAACAAATTGGATCATCAAACACTTGGATACTCATCAGTGCTGGTCAAAGTACCGCTCATGGCATAGGTTAAAACATGGCAACAATCCCCGGCGTTCAATACTCAGGCATCTGGACAATGCAACAGGTGAATGCCGCTATTGCGGCTGGGACTTGGCCTGTACCGCCGGGGCCAGCATTATTTGCTTGGGGGCGTAACGCCGTTGGACAACTTGGTTTAGGTAATACAACATACTATTCATCTCCAAAACAAATAGGTACGCTAATTACATGGTCTGATATTACAGCGGGTGGACAATCAATTGCGGCTATTAAAACTGATGGCACTCTCTGGAGTTGTGGTGCTAATAGTATGGGGCAACTAGGGCTGGGCAATACTGTTGACAAATCATCTCTTAACCAAGTAGGCGCATTAACTACATGGTATAGCATTTCATCTGGCTCACAATTCATGGTATCTATTAAAACTGACGGTACTCTCTGGTCATGGGGTCAGAACAGTCAAGGTCACCTTGGGCTAGGTAACGTAACTTACTACTCATCACCTAAGCAAGTTGGTGCACTCACTACGTGGAGCAAGATTGATGCTGGAAGCAATCATACGACAGCTATTAAAACAGACGGCACACTCTGGTCGTGGGGGTTTAATAATAATGGTCAACTTGGGCTGGGAGACGTAACTAGCAGGTCTTCTCCTGTTCAAATTGGCGCACTCACTACTTGGAGCAATATTGCTAATGGATCAAATCATTCTATAGCAATTAAAACCGACGGCACTCTTTGGACTTGGGGACGTAATACCGACGGACAACTTGGCTTAGGCACTAGTGGTGTTTATTCCGCCCGATCATCGCCAGTACAAGTTGGAGCATTAACTACGTGGTTAGTCACAGCCGCTGGAAACTACTTTACTTTAGCAATTAAAACCGATGGAACTATATGGTCATGGGGTAGGAATAACGCTGGTCAATTAGGTTTTGGTAACACAACTTATTATTCCTCACCAAAACAAATTGGTGCACTTACTACGTGGTATAAAATTGCTGGTGGAAGTCAATTTACCCTAGCGACTAAAACAGATGGCACGTTATGGTCGTGGGGCAGTGGCACAGATGGTGCATTAGGTTTAGGCAACGCAACTTCTTATTCGTCCCCTAAACAAGTTGGAGTATTGACCACTTGGTCTAAGATTGATGCCGCTACTAACTTTTCCATAGCAATCAAAACAACATGAACAAAACACTGCACTTCCTCTCTGGCATTCCTCGTTCTGGCTCGACAGTCCTTGCGGCTATCCTGAACCAGAACCCAATGACCCATGTTTCTACCACATCTGGGCTTGTCCACGCCCTTGATGGCTTGGCTAATACATGGCACTCAGCGGGTTTACTGAACGAGAACGACCCTGAGAGACACAAGTTAGCGCAGACTATGCGCGGTGCAATTGATGCGTTCTACGAAGACACTGACAAGCCTGTCATCATCGACAAGTCCCGTGGCTGGCCTATTGGTCAAATCATGGGCGCTATGTCGCAGGTGCTAGGCCGTCAGCCTAAGATCATTGCTACAGTCCGTTCTGTTCCTGACTGTGCCGCCAGCTTCATCCGTGTAGCCAAACCCACAGACCTAGACGAGTTCATGGCGACTGGTCAATTGATGGATCACCTCAAAGCCGCTTACATTTCCCTCCAGAATGGCTACGAGTACGCACCAGAGAACTTCCTGTTTGTTGAGTACGAAGACCTGTTAGCTGACCCCAAAGCGCAGTTAGCCCGTATCCATGAGTTCTTAGAACTGCCTGAGTTTGCCTACGACTTCAACAACATTGACGGCTCAAGCGTGGCTGAAGATGACGAGAACTTGCACGGTCACGCAGGTATGCACGATGTCAAGCCTGTATTGGCGGCACAGCATAAGCAAGACCCTCGCGATCTGCTGAAGCACCACTACTCAGCTTTCTGCCAGCCAGAGTTCTGGCTTGAGCGTCCGCGCACAGTTCCTGAGTTGCACGACCTAGACCTACAGCTTGCTGCATCCACAATGGGTGACTTTGCTGAAGGCTGGAGACTGGCCCAAAAGTTAGAAGCTGAAGAGCCTAGCAACCACCGAGCCGCCTATAACCGTGGCTGGTACTTACTGCGTCAAGGTCAAATCCAAAAGGGCTACGGCTTGATGGACAGAGGCCGTATCGTAGGTGTGTTTGGTAACTCACGCCCCGATGTGCCTACACCCCAATGGGATGGCAAGACAAAGGGTACGGTCATGCTGTATCTAGAAGGCGGTCTGGGCGATCAGATTCACCAGATTCGTTATGCCAAGCTAATCGCAGAGCGTGGCTGCAAGGTGGTTGTATCCTGCACTGGGCCACTAGCATCATTGTTTCAAGGCGTAGAAGGCGTATCAGCCGTTGTACAGCACGAGGCTACCTTTGGTATCTACCACGACTTCTTTGTGTCTGGAATGTCTGCTGTGGTTCCTCTAGGCTTAGAGTTGCGTGATCTGTCTGGTGCGCCATACCTTGAAAAGCCAATGTCAATCAAAGGGCGCAAGAAACGCATCGGTCTGCGCTGGCAGGGCAACAGTAAGTTTGAGCATGAGCATCACAAGAAGTTCCCTTATGAACTCATGTTTGACGCAGTAAAAGATGCTGACGCAGAATTTATTTCTTTGCAGCGGGATGAGGGTGTAGACGCTTGCCCAGCTTGGGTAAAACAAGTACCATTGCAGTCATGGGAAGACACTCGACAAGCGGTGGCTTCATGTGACTTGGTGATCTCAGCCTGTACCTCTGTCAGTCACTTGGCGGCGGCAATGGGCGTAGAAACTTGGGTGGTAACTCCGATCATGCCTTACTTCTTATATGCGATTGACGGTGACAAAACGCCGTACTACGACAGCATGAAGCTGGTTCGCCAAGAGGTGTATGGTGATTGGACTGCTCCGTTTGACAAGATCAAAGAGCGTGTTGGTTCTAAGCCAGCATTGAGGAGTGTAGCGTGAGCTTTAGATACGCCGCTGGGATAAACAAGCCGGGGTTCAATCCGCTGGCGGCACAGCCAACTTTGTATACTTACTATTTAAATGCCATAGGTTCTAATAATGTTGGTCAATTAGGTTTAAGTAACACTACTTATTACTCATCACCAAAACAGGTTGGCTCTTTGACCAATTGGGCTTCTATTTCAAATAGCTCTGCGGCCCCCTTAGCCATTAAAACAGATGGCACTCTTTGGTCTTGGGGATTTAACACTTACGGCGCTTTAGGTTTAGGAAACACAACTAATTATTCTAGCCCTAAACAGGTGGGCGCTTTGACTGCGTGGTCAAAAACTTCTAATTCAAATTTAAGTTCATTTGCCATTAAAACAGATGGCACTTTGTGGTCATGGGGTTCAAACGGATCAGGTGAGTTGGGACTTAACAATTTAACCTATTATTCCAGCCCCAAACAAGTAGGCGCACTTACTAATTGGCTAAATATATCTGGTGGTGGATATAGCGTAACGGCAGTTAAAACAGATGGCACTTTGTGGGCTTGGGGTGGCAATAATTATGGTCAATTGGGGCTTGGCAACACTACCAGTTACTCATCGCCAAAACAAGTTGGAGCGTTAACTAATTGGTTAAGAGTTTCTATTGGCGGCAATATGTGTTACGCCATTAAAACTGATGGAACGCTTTGGGCTTGGGGTAGAAATGCAGATGGGCAATTGGGATTGGGCAATACTACAAATTATTCAAGTCCCAAACAAATTGGCGCTTTAACTACATGGTCAAAAGTTTCTGGAAAATTAGTTTTTGTATCAGCTATTAAAACAGATGGAACTTTGTGGGCGTGGGGAAATGGTCAGTATGGTAAGTTAGGATTAAATAACGAAACTTATTATTCCAGCCCTAAGCAAGTTGGCGCATTAACTAATTGGTCGGCAATTCAAGTTGGAACTAACTTTACATCTGCGGTAAAGACGGATGGCACTTTGTGGAATTGGGGTAGAAATAGCGCAGGGCAATTAGGATTTGGTAACACTACCAATTACTCTTCGCCAAAACAAGTTGGGTCGGGAACCACATGGTTTAGTGTGGCTCCGGGCGCTGTATGTCTTCATGCTCTACTTTATTAAAACATCATGCCAGTAACAATCACAGGCGTTCAATACTCAGGTATCTGGAACATCAGCAGTCAAGCCAATGCTAAGGCGGCGGGGACTTGGCCTGCCCAGCCTATGCCAGCTTTGTTTACATGGGGTTTAAACGACAACGGTCAATCAGGGCTTGGCAATGTAACGGCATATTCTTCACCCAAACAAGTTGGTTTATTAACTGATTGGTTAACGGTTACAGCAGGCTATAAATTTACAATGGCTACCAAATCAAATGGTACATTGTGGAGTTGGGGAAGAAATAATAACGGTCAACTGGGTTTAGGCAATACAACCTATATGTCTTCTCCAAATCAAATTGGGGCTTTGACTAATTGGTCTACTATTTCTGGCGGTAATAGACACGCAACAGCACTTAAAACAGATGGAACTATTTGGTCTTGGGGTAATAATTTTCAAGGTCAACTTGGTTTAGGAAACCAAACTTATTATTCATCCCCCAAACAAATTGGTGCTTTAACTACTTGGGCAACTATTAAAAGTGGTGGGTTTTTTACTTTAGCTATTAAAACTGATGGTACTTTGTGGTCTTGGGGTGCAAACGGCAACGGAGAACTTGGCTTAGGTAATACTACTAACTACTCAAGCCCCAAACAAGTAGGTGCTTTGACTGCTTGGTTAAGCGTAGCAGGCGGTGCATATCACAGCATAGCTACCAAAACTGATGGAACTATTTGGACTTGGGGTAAAAATACTCAAGGGCAACTAGGCGATGGGACAACAACATACCGTTCGTCTCCAGTCCAGATTGGTGTACTAACCAATTGGTCTAAAATTAGTGGCGGGGCTTCTTATACTTTGTCGGTCAAAACTGATGGCACTCTTTGGTCATGGGGTAGGAATAATGCTGGTCAATGCGGTTTGGGTGTTACCACTTATTATTCTTCGCCCAAACAAGTAGGTGCTTTAACTGGTTGGCTTATTGCTTCTGGTGGAAAATATACTACAACATCAGCAATTAAAACTAATGGCACATTATGGGTTTGGGGAAGTGGTGCAAATGGAGGGCTGGGTCTTGGCAATACGACTAACTACTCTTCTCCTAAACAACTAGGTGCTCTTACGGGCTGGTCGCAAAGTGCTGTGGGGCAAAATTTTATAGTAGCAATTGCGGCAGTGTAAAATCTTTTTAACAAGGAGTCTTAAATGACACATTTCGTTCAAGTCCTCAATGGGGAAATCAAACAAGTTTGGGACACACCTCCCGCAGAAGGCGTAGGCAATAACGGCTGGCGCAACGCTGTGGAAGTTCGTCCTGCAATCACTGCACACCGTCAGGGCTACACTGCCCACCGGTTTGATCTAAACACTGACCCAGTGCAGATCATTTGGGATACATACGATATCTCTGTGGCTGACCGCAAAAACGGTATGAAGTCCAACGCAGGTTTTGGATTCCAACAAGTGGTGATGGAGCAGTCCCGCCTACAGCTTTCTCCTAACGCTAACGAGCAGTACGATGCCGCCGCCGTAGAGACAGCGCGTCAGGCTATGTTGACCAAACAAGCCGCTATTGATGCCGCTACAACTCACGATCAGCTAGACGCTTTGTTGTAAACTGTGTCCTCACACTAAAAAGGGGACTGCAATGAAGAGAATACTGGTAATGGGTTTGCCCGGCGCGGGTAAGACCACTTTGGCTCAACACATCCTTGACCACTTGCAAGCAGAACGCAAGACGGTCATGTGGCTTAACGCCGATGATGTGCGTAAGAAGTACAACGACTGGGACTTTTCCCACGAAGGTCGTATTCGCCAGAGCTTGCGTATGCGTGAGCTTGCTGACAGCTACGATGTGGACTATGTGATCTGCGACTTTGTTGCGCCTCTTGTGGAGATGCGTAACAACTTCAAAGCTGACTGGACTATTTGGGTTGATACCATTGACCAAGGTCGTTTTGAGGATACCAACAAGGTGTTCATTCCTCCGAAGGAATATGACTTTAGGATCACCGAGCAGAAATCTGAGAAGTGGGGTGAGTTCATTGCCGCGCACATATTGGATGACCGCCGCCGCCCTGTATTTGACTGGCAAAAAGAAACAGTCCAAATGCTTGGCAGATGGCAACCGTGGCATGCAGGCCACCGTAAGCTGTTTGAACGGGCGCTGGCTAAGACTGGTCAGGTTGTTATCCAGATTAGAGACTGTCAAGGCTGGAGCGGCTCTAACCCGTTTGCTGCTAATCAGGTTAAAGAGTTTATTAGCCGTGATCTAGACACTCTGTACCAAGGTCAGTACGAGGTTCAATTGGTTCCTAACATTGTCAATATTACCTACGGGCGTGATGTTGGATACAAGATTGAGCAGGAATCTTTTGACGATGCTACCCACGCTATCTCTGCAACCAAGATACGCAAAGAGATGGGTGTGTGATTGTCTTCACCAACGGATGCTTTGATGTGCTCCATCGTGGGCACGTTGAGTATCTGGAGAAATCCAAAGCGTTGGGTGATAGGCTAATCATAGGTTTAAATTCAGATGCGTCTGTACGGGTACTAAAGCCCGGCAGACCCATCAACTCTCAAGATGACCGCATGGCTGTGCTGTTGGCGCTTCGCTGGGTAGATGAGGTCATCATCTTTGATGAGCCTACACCGTTGCAATTAATCCACAGAATCAAGCCTGACATCATTACAAAAGGCGGAGATTACAAGCCGGAACAGGTTGTTGGGTTCACCTTGGTCAAACACACAGTTATCATTCCTTTCCTAGATGGCCATTCATCAACAAGGATAATCAATGCAACTCAAAGGAATAGTAAACAAGGGCTGGGGGTCGGAGCTAATCTGGGCTACCAACGATAAATACTGCGGGAAGTTAATGACTTTCCGCAAGGGTGCTAAGTTTTCCATGCACTTCCACGCTGAGAAAGATGAGACTTGGCTAGTCCAAAGTGGTCTATTCAAGGTCATCTACATAGACACTAAAGATGCCAGCCGCCATGAGAAGATCCTTAACGTCGGGGATACATGGCACAACCCACCATTACTCCCTCACCAGCTAGTCTGCCTAGCAGCAGGTGTGATCTTAGAAGTCTCAACTGCTGATTCCGTAGAAGACAACTATCGAGTAGAAGCGGGGGACAGTCAATGCGTATCTTAGTCATTGGTGATGTCTGTATAGATGAATACAGATACGGTGAAATCCGAAGAGTAAATCCAGAATCTACTGCGCCGTTGTTGAACTTTGAGGATAGCGAAGAGAAGATGGGTATGGCGTTTAACGTAGCCCAGAACCTCAAAGCATTTGGCGCAGAAGTTACCCTGTCTGTCAGCGAGGAAATCTCCCGCAAGATTAGGTACATAGACCGTAGGACGGGTGAGCATCTACTTAGAGTAGATCATGATGTACGAGCCAAGCCATATAAAACCGGCAGTAAGTACTTTTTCGATGCCATAGTTATCTCTGACTATGATAAGGGATTCATAACTAACGAGGTTATTTGGAAGTTCCGTCAAAAGTTTCGTGGGCCAATCTACATGGATACCAAGAAGAAGAACTTGGCAGACTTCCCCGGAATCTATATCAAGATTAACCAGCGGGAACTGTACGAATCTACGTCTATCCCAGATCCAGAACATTTAATTGTTACCTATGGGGCTAAGGGTTGTGGATATAAAGATTCACTCTACCCGGCTAAGGTGATAGAAGTTGTGGATGTATGCGGGGCGGGTGATGTATTCCTAGCTGCTATGGTCTATAAGCATTTAGAAACTGGTGACATGGGCCAAGCTTTGCCGTTTGCCAATGAGAAAGCGGCAATATCTTGCCAGAGCATAGGGGCTGTATGCGTATCTTAATCACAGGATATAAAGGGTTTATTGGCCAAAACATGGTCAAAGCCCTGTCAGATCACGACCTAGACCTGTGTGAATGGGGCGATGAGTATTCCCTTTATGGAATAGATCGGGTTATTCACTTAGGGGCAATCTCAGATACAAGGTGCGATGACTGGATAGCTCTGCGTAAACAGAATGTGGGCTTTACCGTTACGCTTATGGAACGGTGTCAGGAGTATGGGATACCCATACAACTAGCATCTTCAGCTTCGGTCTACGGGCCAGACAATACTACGTTCAAAGAGACTGACCCAGTAGCTCCTGCCAACCTGTACGCTGAGTCCAAAGCGTTAATTGAGCGGTACTTCCATGAGATGCGTCCAATAGCGCCTATTCAAATATTCAGGTACTTCAACGTGTATGGCCCACATGAGGATCACAAGGGGGATCAGGCATCACCCTTTCATAAGTTCCGTGAGCAGGCAAAGGCAGGATGTATTAAGATCTTTGAAGGCAGTGAAGAGTTTAAACGTGATTTTATTCATGTGGATCAAGTTATTGATGTTCACAAGAAGTTCTTTAAAGTTAATGAGTCTGGGATTTGGAATGTTGGGACAGGTAAAACAATGTCATTTGCTGACGTTGCCCGCTTGGCAAATAATGAATTTCAAGCGAAAATAGAGACTATTCCAATGCCTAGTTTAAACGGGTATCAAAGATATACGTGTGCTGACATGACTAAACTAAACAGGACATTAAAATGAAAGACTGGGCCGAAGCATTAATTGCGGCGGCCTGTATAGTGGCCTTTGTCATCTATGGCACGTACATAATTGCTTGGACTTTGGTGTGATAAATGCGTTGGCTGTTGATGCTCTTTTTGGTGTTTCTACCGGGAGCCGCCAGCCAAGATAGGAAGACTGAATACCGCTGTGTGCGGTGGGCGTGGACGGG